CTGCTGGTGCTGCTGAAATGGGAAACGTTACCATTTGGTGTTTCCCTTGATTGGCAGTATTAGCAAAAGGCACGTGATCAACCGAAACGTAAGTATTGATACCCTGAAAGTTATTATTAATATCAACCTGAGAAGACGATAACTTATCAGTAGCTAAGGGAATATTTGCATTATATGGCATTCGAATCTCCTATTTAGACGTTGTTTCCACCCCAGCCCGAAATTCCGCTGGATATATCGACCTGTTCGGTATAAATCGTTGATGTTCTCTCGGAAGTTGCATTGACAATGGTTCTTCGTTGAACAAGACGCTCTTGGTTCTTAAACTCAGGCATAATCAACTGCAAAGAATCCATATCCATGCGGTCCTCAAAGATCTTTTTAGCTGTCCCATAAGCAATATATTGCCACCATTGACTCAGTTGAGGCATATCAGTTGAATTTAGCAACACAGATGGCCGTACAAAGCATTCCATGGTGATCTTATATGGTTGGTCTGGTACAGGCCTTAAAATGAACGTATCGTCAAAATAAAGCATCGCCTGAGGTCTTGCTGGGACAAACGGAATCGTTTGACTATTTATTGTTTGTTGGCTCTTTGGAGCTACTGGAAATGTAAAATTATATTGGCCGGTAATGTAATTTATTGTCCCTATTACAGTTGGCGTTGTGTTATATATGCTTGTAGGAATAATAAGGTTGCCAATATCTGAGCCAGAAACTGGTTCATCGGATACAGAAAGCCCATTGTTATTTATATCGACAGAACTAAAAAGTACCTCACTGCGAATTATTGGCACAAAACCAGAACCAAAGCCAGCTGCCGCATTTGTAAGATATCCGGTATAAGCGGTGGTTACACCATCGCCATAAGCTATAGCATTTATACTAAAAGTTAATGGGTAAATCCCAAAAAACTGCTCACGTGATTCAGACAACATGGCGGGAAAACCTGCCATAGTTATCTGTTTCTCAATGCTCAGATATTGGTTTTTAAAGTTATAGAACTGATCATTTGGATTGGTCGTGTTAGTTGAATATCGATCAACATATGGGTTGCAATAGAACGAAAATGTCTTATGCAGAGAGAATATCTTCAAGTTCTCTGGTAAGTCATACAAGATAAACGTATTAACGTAATCGTTTATCTGGGCATCAGTTATCTGAGAAGCAGATGGCGACCTGGTCAGTCTACGCACCTTAATATTAATCTGCTGTAATGTCGATAACGTATTATCTGGGGCTACTGGCATATTTTTCCTTATGGTAACGTATTCTGAACCGCGCTAGTTAACATACTATTATCTTCTGCAAAGGGAATAACTTGAGCACATGTCTGGGCCCAGAAAGGGTCGGGCGCCAATGGTATAGCAAATGCATCGTAATTACTGGTATCGACGTCTAAGGTAAACGTTGTAGGACTTGTGACGATAATTTCGCCAGCGAATCCATTCAACTGCCGCATTCCACATGCTTGGGGTATATCTATTCTTACAATTAATCCCGTCTCATAACCGTGGTCCGCGGGGACTGCTTGCAGAACACCACCAACAACCTGTGTATTGTTCGTCGTTGTAATAAGTGCAGGGTTTGATTGAGTAATAGATAGGATTAGACGCGCTGCCGGGTAAAAATATACATTTGGGTTAACAAAACATGTGCTCATTCTTTCTCTCTATTATTCTTCTTTATTATCTAGATGACTCGTATCTATATCTTCATACTTACAATACTCACGAAGATCTGACTCAAAATCTGGGTCTAACATAGGCCGCGGAATTAAGTCTTCGTCGTCATCAAGTACAATCACATCAATATCGTATTGTGGAGGCAGTACATTAGGTGTTGCTCCCACAGTCATCATAAAAAATGTAACACCAAAAAACACAACTAACACGCTCATTTTTATCTAACCATTGGTTCTATGTGTTCAACTGTTATTATCTGTTGGTCTCCCATACAAAGGTCTTCTATATCAACGAATTCCAAGCTCTGGAACCCAAAACGTCTTACCTTCTGACCGATTCGTGCAAGAGGCTTACCATTCTCATCGACCGAATGAACATGCACAGGGTACCAGCCATTCTTATTTAGGTGTTTCGCGACTCCTAAAGGAAGCGTATAAACTTGACCATCATAAAGGTCATAACGCGCTACAGGATCCTCTTTGTACACTTTAAACACAAAACTCATAGATCCGCCAGGAACTTCATAGAACCTAAAAATACCCTTAACATTCTCACGGTCTTTATCGTGCTGATATTTAAGATTTACCGGTTCTTTAGTTGCTTTAGTAATTTTATTTTCTATATTTTTGTTATCTATACTTGCCATCTTGTCTCCTAAAAAGATAAAGAGGGGCTGATTAGGCCCCTCAGAACTATAGCTGTTCTAATTAAAATACTGCAGGAATTGGTTGTACTAAATTATTGAAAGAGCTTCCAGCTTTCCAATAAATTAAATCCCCAGACGTACCACCAGCGCTACCTAATGCAACTGCTGCAACAGATGAGTCTGTATACAAAATTATACCAGTCCAACCCGTATTGTAAGTTGAATCGGCTAAAATGTTGGTATTGGCTATTAACGCAGCAGCTGTATCTTCCCCTACAGGAATAATTTCAGCCCAAGTAAATGGAACCGCAGCGGCCAATGGGAATACAAATGCACTGAATCCTGTAGAATCAATATCTACTTCTACGGTGTTATTTCCTGTTGTACCGATTTGGTTTACTGCAATAACTGTTCCTTGCAGGCCATTAAGTTGTGTCATACCAAATGCTGCGGGTACAACAAATCTTACTGATTCACCAACATTGAAGCTATTGGTTACTGAAGTAACTAAGGTCGTTGTTACGCCAGCTGTTACAGCAGTAATATAGCGACGACGTGGGTAAAACAATGATGGATATTGGATCTGACGATAGAATCCTGTTCCACCAGCTACTGGTTGTGGCATATGAGCAAGCGTAAAGCTTGTTGCAGGAACCACTGCTCCAATACTGAAGTCAATACCACACATTTGTCCGCCAGTTGTCAAACTATTAAGACGAACAACAGACTTATTAGGTATAAGTCCAGTTGTTGTACCGGTTTGAACAACAGGAGGATTAGCTGCCGTTACAGCTGCAACTGCGATAGCTGCACCATAATTTGGCTGAGCCGTTGAATTCACAACGCTTATACCTTGATAAGTAGCGCCATTAAATCCAGTTGTTACCGTACTTGTTGAAATCGCTTGGGTAGCAGCAGCATGATACTCAACAATAGCATCATTTTGCCCAAAACCATATTGCCAATAGAACTTTGTTGCGGCCCATTGGGTCGTTCCAAGCGTATTGTTTATGTTGTAGACTTCAACCCAATCGGCGCCGTTTATTAAAGGGATCCAGATATTATTGCCAGTGGCAGTTAGGGTACCCTGTTGAATACAAGTATTTGTAGCCATGTTTTTCTCCTATTAAGCTAATGTGGCTTTAAGATTGATGATCCAAAGATCGTTACAGATTCTTGGAACTTCGGCGAACTTATAACCAACGCTAGCATTAAGAGCCAATGGTCCATCGTATATTGGTGGACGATAGATAAAGCTTGCGCTATAACCGTCTTGCTCAATACAAGCATAAGCTTCCATACCAACGCAGAAAATGTTGTAAACATCATTTCCAAGTGCTGAAGAGGCTTGGCTTACTGAACCAATCGATGAGACCAAGAATCTTAAGTTGCCAATTGCACCCCATTCTGAACGAAGAGCATTCATTGGTGCTGGATATTGGTTTTTATGAATAAAACCAGCAACAGCATCGAGATTTCCTGTCATTTGAGTTGAAGTAAGTGCAAAGTACGCATCACGAACTGGGGCTGTACCGAACTTATCTTCGCCTTCAATGTTATCCATAATGGTGTATGCATTGTTGTTTAACAATGTACGTACCACTTCATCAACGTCTGCTCTAGTGATTTCTGTAGGAGAATCCAATCTATTACTTGTTAACTTAAATATTCCATGGTATAATGAGCCATGAATAATACTTTTGAATACACTGCTGGGTATATTGATGGAGATGGTTGTTTTTATGTTGATAAAACAATCAACAAGAAAACCAATAACGCCAAATATCGAGCACTGCTTATAATTTCTTCTACAAACAAAGAGGTTCTTGATTTTTTCGCCTATAAATATGGTGGTCGCGTTCAATTGGTTAGTAAACGAGAAAAATATCCCGGTCAAAAAGCGCAATATCATTACACCATAAGGCATAAAGAAGCATTGAATCTTACTAAAAACATTCTCCCTTTTCTCGTTGAAAAACGAAAGCAGGCTGAACTTTTCTGTGATTTTATCAACACAACTTCTAAAGAAACAAAGAACTTTCTTATAGATACTCTCAGAGATGCTAAACACAATCAGGATTTGGTTAAGCAAAGTCAAAAAGAAGAATTCATTAAAACATCTTCTACGATTGCCCCAAACCAAAGCGATTATGCCTATTTTGCTGGATTTATAGATGCCGAATGCTGCATGACTATACAAAAGTATATTCCTAAAGGAAGAGATCAACATGTCTTTAAAATTCAACTTGCTTGCAATAATAGCAAGGCACCTATCTTCAAATGGCTTATTGAGCGATTTGGCGGAGGATTGAATTTTATCAACAGGCATGCCTCCAATAAAAAACATAGAGATCAATTCATGTGGAGAATTTCTAGTCGAGTTCTCTCTAAAGTTCTTCCTAAAATCCAACAATTTCTGAGATATAAGAAACCTGTTTGTGAAAAATTGATTGAGTTTTATACGTTGACTATACCAAACGGAGGAGATAGGCAAAGCGAAGCTTTTAAAAAAGCTAACGCTTCTATCCTGGCTCTTAAACTCGATATAGTTAACGAAGTTCATAAACTCAACCTCAAAGGTATTTAACATTTAAGCGGGCAGTCATTTCTGCTGCCTCCCCGTCTTCTCGATCGGGGCTTAGACTATCGCATCCCATTTCTGGGTCTTTTCACTTAGTCGTTCACGGTCCCTTTCGGGTTCCGCCCTGTTACCGGCTCTTAAGCTTCGGCTTCCAAGTCAATCAGAAAAGATTTTAGAACAGCAATTCGTTTACCGTTCGCACCAGCAGTACAATTAATCGTTGATGCCGTTGAAGCAAGCATGTCACGAGTTAATTGATCTTCTGTTTGTCTCATGCTAACGCCAAGACGCGCTGCGCACTCATTTAGAACAGGATCTTGACTTTGAAGAGTTACCTGTTCGTTGATTTGTACGTACGTTCCATAAAAACTGATGGTTGCATCAATATCCACAGCTGTGAGCATTTGAGGAGGTGGCGTTACGCCGCTGTTTCCAAGTGGTACCATAGCGGTAGCAAGAGGATTATATCGACGCATACGTAATGTACGACCACCATTCCTAGGCATTGCTTTATGCATTGCTGGAATCTTATGGATCATGTTTGGCACTGGAACCGAGAGCAGTTTATAGGAAAACGACTGCTGAACGGGTGAAGGCAAAACACTTGTAGTTGTAATAGGCATAGAATTCCTTAGTGTTTTTGGGTCTCGGACCCTAAAATTATTTAAACACCAAGTTGACGAGACTTAGAATTAACGTCTGAGGTTGGCGAGTTCCTCTAACGCCATAGGAGATTTGAGGGTAGCGAATTCTCGTTACGCTATTACTATTATACTCTTTTTTATAAAAAAAAGGCCGGGGTAGTAAATCCCGGCCTAAAAAGGAAGTCCTAGGTAGGTTTAAAACCTAGGGGTCTTCAAAGGAGAGTAGTCGATTCTTATTTTGATGATCCGAATATCTTATGCCACATGTCTTTAGCCCAGTTGAAAATATCAACAAGGTGAGCATATGCTGCCTTAAGCCAGGTTTCAATTACCTCAAAAAATGGTTTAAGAGCTGTAAGAAGATTTTTTAAAATTTCATACCAATCTGCTGCCTCAGAGGCAATCTCTGTAATTTGATTAAACCCTTTAAGTAAAAGATCTGATCCTTTTACATGATGGGCTACAAGTTCATTTATAGCCGCAAGAGCAGCTGTTTTAACATCGTCGACAAGTTGATGAGAAGCCTGAACTTCTGGAGTGATAACTGCATCTGCCATGGGATAACCTTTCTACTTTTTTGTAACTTTTACTGTCTGTTTAACAACATTAGATACCAAATCAGAAACTGTTCCGTCTTTCTTTAAGAGCCCTAGTTTTTGAAGCGCTGCTTGATCTGCTGCATCAATTTTTGCAGCTTCATCACTACA